CAGCCCTTACCCCCGTACCCCTTCGTCCCTCGTACGAGAAACTGAAGCATAGAGAACGTTCGGAGCAGATAACACCTTGGGTGGATCTAGTTCTGTCAGCGGTCGCTATCAGTTACAAACGACCACCTCCCCTCACCACACTGGTGCGAGTCGCAACGGTAATGTCTTACCATGCATCCCGCGACAGGGGCGAAGCACTGGTGAAGTGTTGGGCAAACGACGCGCGCCATCGCGCTATCATCGGCTCAACTACGACACCAGTGAGTACTAGACCACTACACGCATTCCTCTGGGACAGGTGCCTAGAAGGAGATGAGAAAGAGCACTTCACTTTCTCAACCATCTCCCGGGCAACCCCACCACCCCCAACGAACCAAATTCTGGACGATTTGGCCGTCAAGGAATGGCGAGACAGAGTGACATCTAGTCCCGAGTCCGTACCACCTGCGACCCTCGCGCGCTTGTACAAGTATGTAGTTAAACATGCTCGCCAAGCCGCAGAAAGTCATGGCAGATGGGATCCGAACTGGAAACAGTTTGCCACAATCCCGTCCAAGAACGCTTGTCTCGAGTTGTCAAAGTCCAAAGGCGGCACATTAGCCCACATGCGCCACCTCGTGCAAGAGGACTTCACGAGACAGGTCAACACGGCTCAAAGAGAGTTGCAGCAACAAGCCGTCCCAGATAACTGGGACGACCCTCGCCCAGAGAGGAGCGCGGTCGTCTTCCATGGCATGGACTTCCTAAGAAGTCGCCAAGTAAGAACGATCCTCGCTCCGCCCGTGACGAAGAACGTTGCAACAGCAATCCAAGAGAAAGCATTCGCACTGTTTTCACAGCACGAAGGCCCGCTTCCGTGTAGACCAATCATCGTGAGGACCCCAGGTGGAAAGCGACGCGTAGCGACGCTCTCGCCGGCATGGGCTGTAACATGCGGCAAAGCCCTATCACTACAACTATTGAAGGTACTGAAACACGTACCGACAGTCAAGGACACCCTTTCGGGTGATCCTGGAGCCTTCCTCCGACACACGAAAATTGTCTCAGATTCCGATCCTTCGATCTGGAGTGGAGATTTAACTGCCGCTTCAGACTTCATTAGTATCGAAGTTGCTGAGACAATTATAGTCGCATGGGGAGTTGGGCTCGGCTGGACGCGGGAAGAGATCCGTTTAGCACGGATCCTCGCCGGACGTCAAGCTCTGCCGGACGGAACAGTCACGACAAGAGGTGTAATGATGGGCTTGCCACTTGCATGGCCTATGCTCTGCGAGCTCGTCAGCTTTGCTGCTTTCGACGCCCTGAGGAACAAGACAACTGAAAGAGACAAGCGCCCACTCGCTAGTGTTTGCGGTGACGACATCATTTGCTTCGGAAGCAAACGATACTGTCAAGAGACAGAACAGAACCTACGGACCTTAGGTCTGGTCATCAACCACAAGAAATCCTATCTCTCCAACACGCACGGAGTGTTCACAGAACGCCTATTACGGACGGTCCGCGAACAACCGACCGGAGAAATCGCAAGAAACCGCGATAACTCATTACGGTACTACCACGAATACAGAATCGAGTTCTACGAACCCGTCCGTATTGCGCAGGTAGTTGCTGCAAAGAGAATGGACCACTCTGGTCGCCTCGAAGAAACCGAGGCGCCGCTAACACACACCCTCGGACCCAGCATCGAGCAATGCACCTCTGGAAAGAAGAAATGGCAACGCGAAAACGTGATCAAAGTCATGAAGACCCGTCACGCTAGCACAATCGCCAAACTCCGATCCGCGGGCATACCGCTCAACGTTCCGCAACCTCTCGGAGGAGCAGGAATCCCTGGGAACAAGGATGTACCGGTGTTGTATCGCCTGGCATTAGCTCAATATGCCAGGCCCGGCCAAAAGGTCAGACCCCCAACGCACTATTGGGGTCCGACCGGCCGTGGCGCAAGTGCTGTAACCTTAGAGATTCTGAGACTGCCCAATCTGACAGAAGGGCTCAATCGCAATGAAGCGATTAAGACCGCAACTGCCTTATGGAACAGAGACGAAATCCTCCGAGGCCACACACACAAGCGACAATACTTACCGATTAAGCGAGTGGGAAATGCGTTCCAAAGTGTTATCCGACAAGAAGCTGAGAATGCGAAGAGAGCGGGACTCCACCCTGTAGCCAGAAAGAACATGGCTAAGGTAACCGACCGCTGCCTGGTAAAATTAGACCGGGTAGCGGTTAGTTCAGTCCGCACTATCCTCGAACACCTCGCTCCTTGGCGCCGAACGCTCGAGGGAAGAATAATACGTGAACCACTTCACAATGTCATTCCTCTCGGGCATAAGCGAACCACTCGATGAACCTAGAGTGGGG